TAGTAGTTTCCGTATAACTTATAACTTCATCTCCAATTTTTACATATCCAGGATTATCATTGCTAACAGGAAGTCCTTCGAAAGTTTCAAATACTGAAGAATCTTCAACAAATATTGTATCAGAACCGGCTAATAATAAGTTTGCAGTAAGAATTGATGGTGAAATATCAGATTCAACTCCAGTTAATCTTAATTCATTATTATTGGCATACATTCCATGATTGAAATGACTTACCTCTAAGAAATTGCCTGAATTTATTCCTGTATCTTCGGTCACACTTGTAATTTGAGTAGAACCTAAAGATACAATGGTTGTATCAGTATCATAATAACTTACTCCAATACCAGTTCGGAATGCTTTTGGTACAGAATTACCTTCACCTTGAACATCAGTCAAGTAAAGTGTATCTCTTCCGGTAATTGCACTAATAGTAAGTAATGCACCTCTTCCTGTTATATTTCCATTCAATTCATTATCAATAGTTACAACGTCACCAACTTCATATCCAGTTCCATCAGCAGTTCTCGTAACTCCAGTAATTGCACCATCCATAGTTGTGATAGTTAGTTTTAATCCACTACCTTTTCCAGTCAGATTATCTGTTATTAAATTAGATCCATTACTATAATTTACACCACCATTAGTATTTGTAATACCAGTAACTGGTCCACCAGCATATTCAATATATCCATAACTATTTGGAATAGAACCAGCAATTTTTCTGCCAGTATTTAAAATATCAATCAGTCCAGAATCTGTGAATGTTGTGACTCCAAGAGTAGTAATTTTTGGAAGACCTGTAACTGGATTTGCAAGTAAATTATTTACATATCCATTACTTTGATCTAAAGGTGGATTTCCAAAATACGCAATACCCGTATTTGCTGTAAACTTTGCTTTATAGAGTTTAAATTTAAGATCTAATTCTTGTGTAGGTGTCCAAATAGATCCATTTTGAGACTTAAACAAACTACCAAGTGCAAATTGCTTAGTGTAAACTACTGCTTCTGCATCAGGTAGAGATTGTGTATTAACAGTTCTTTCTCCCATTTTTGCAATCCAAACTTCATATTCATCTGAAGTAGGTGCAAGTAAAACTACAGCATATTCATTTCCTGGAGCAAGATATTTTGGTTCATCAAATGTGACTCTTGTTGCAGTTTCACCCGTTGTTGATGTTGTGATTTGATCTGGATATAATGTTTTAGATTTCCCAACCAGATTTAGAGTTGGAATACCAAGTTCTACTGTTCTTATTTGAACTTCGAGAGGTTCACTACCTGCTGGTTTATTGGCAAAAAAGATATCCAATTCAGTAAGAACTACACCTTTATCATCACTACTAAATCCATTTAGATCTGGAGCATCAATATCTCTACCAACAACAAATGATTGTGCAAGAGGATCGACTCTTCTAGCTGTTATAACTTCACGTTCAGTTGTTGTTACAGTTGTTGTACGTCTTACTGTAGTTGCAATGGTTCTCGTTACTGTGGTTTGTATTTGTCTCGTTAAGAGAGTTCCAACAGCACTATAAGATCCTTGACCGGTAGAAATTAACTTACTTCCAGGCAATGGTTTCTTATTTGTAGAACTACTGCTCAGTAAATATGTCTTTTTACCTGTAAGAATTCTTGGATTAGGTGCTGGATTTGTATGTGGATTTTTGATAAAGAATGATCCAAACAAATCTCCATAATTATCAGTTATCAATCTTAAATCTTTTACATATGCAATTGCACCACTAGTCTGTCCAATGATCTTTGCTCCTTTAGTAAGATATCCAAAAAATCTTCCCTGTGCTTCATTGGATAATGAATTTAGGTCAATATTTAATGTTTTAGATGATTGACTGTATGAAGATGGTAAATTCTCTTTTCTTGCATAAGGATTAATATTATATGTTCTTGATGGTGAATTGAAGGATCCTTCTTTGTGGTTAGAATTTGCAAGTCTAAAACGACCTATTTCTCGACCATCTTTATATACTTTTACTGTTTCACCTGATGTAAATGATCCTTGTAAAGTACCAGATGTATTTAAAGATGTGCTATTAGCAATCTCTAAAAGTTTCGGTATAAAGTCTACATTACTATGATTATCTAAGAACTGATAATGTCTTGTTAAAGGTTTCAGAGATCTTCCAAAGAAAGAAACATTTCTAGATCTGATATATTGCTCATCTCCACTTGAGATTAGAACATCTCTTGATATTGCATTAACTCTAGTTCTAGAATTACTTGAAGTTCGTACTCTAGAACTGGAATTTGTTTCAATTGCTCTACTTTCTGTAACACCACCATGACCGACAGGAAGTTGTCCTCCAGTTTCAATTCTTACAGAAGGAAGAGTTCTGGTATTATTAACAGTGTTAGTAACAACATTAGTAGTTCTTCTTGTTATATTTCTAACGGATGGTGGGATATAAATGGTTCTAATCCAAAAATCATTCTCTGGGGATAATTTTACACTTCCAACATATTCTACTACATGAAATGGATTTACATTTTCGGCACGAGTAGCAAGTGGTTGTTCTAACCAACCAATAGAATTGTATTTTAGAGTAACAACATTCCCAGTTTTTTGGATATTTGTATCTAATAATTTAAAGTTAGTTGTCAAATCCAAATTTTCTTCAGAAATTTCTGATGAAGGTAAAACTCTTTGTTTTAATGAATTGGAAAGAAGTCTTGGTCTCAATTGACCTTCACTAATATCTGATGATGTTAAATTTTGATCACTACGTGTTCTATCAGTAAAATTATCCACAAAGAAACCAGATTTAAATCTATTATTACCATCTTCATCTTCAATACGCAATGCTTCAGTACTTACCTCCAATAAACTTAAAGATGTAACTCTTTCTAAATTTTCTACTCTATCTTCAAGTTGACCAATATCCCTCATGGTATATCTTCTATTATCAATCAAATTGATAGAAACATCATCAGGATCATAAAGATATGGTGGAAGTATAATGGTTGCCAATTCCATCAAACTTTGATCATTACTTGAAGATGCTTTTGGATCTTTTGCCGAAACACCTTTACTAACGATAAGATTTTCAAACTTATCTAGATATAATTTATCAATTCTAGGAAGATAAAACTCATATCCAAGTAATGAACTTTCACCGGGTTTTAGATTGTAATTTGTAGTAAATGTTCTTGAACCGAAATCAAATGGTGAAGAACTTATTCCTGAATAATTAACAACTCTCGGTCTAAAATCTAATGTATCAGAAGCTCTAACATTATTAGGTCCAATTGTAGGAATATCATTTAAAAATCTATCAGAATCATAACTTAAAACAGTAAATACATCTCCAGTATCTGATGCAGGAACTATATAATGGTCAAAAACGACTAATAATCTCTTAGATGGTTCTGAATCTGTTGTTCTGATCAATCTAGAGTAATCATAATATTCATTTTTTTGTCCACCATCAAGAACAAAATTGTCTGTTATATTATTATATTTTCCTAATGTGATTGACTGAACAGTAGATGTAATATTAGATTCTTTGAATGTTACGGTTTCTCCAGCAATGAAAGTATTTTGGTTTAGATATACTACACCTAGCTTATTAGCCTTAGGTGCATCAAAATATGATTCCGTAGAATTCTCATTTGTCACAACTCTTCCAACTGCTCCACTCTCAGATCCAATTATATTTTCCCCAATAATAGCATCTGTTCCAACATTGGATGTCGAAGAAAATTCTATTGCGTCTAATGTAGGATCTGCAGTATTCGTTGATTCATATACTACAAGAACTTTTGAAACATCAGGAACATTTAATGAAATTCGATCATCTTGAACTCTGAGTCCATAATATGGATTATATGTTAGTCCATCATTGATTGATATGCTAGATGCAGATCCAGATTGTACTAATTTTGATAGTTCAACTACTTCTATTGCACTTCTAGTAAAGTTTTTAATTTTACTTTGTATTCCATTCTTTTTGAGAGTTGCATTTACAATACTATTTCCACCACTAGAGTCTAATGCTTCAATTTCTACTCCAGATCCTCCTCCAGTAAGAGTAAATGCGTCAGAAGTTATTGTTCCAATTCCACCACCATTATAGTGAACAGAATACCTCTCTTGATCAAAAGATTCATAGAATGCTCTGGTAACTCCAGCATTAGCTAGATTTAAGGAAATTGAAGTTCCATTAATATTTAAGGGAATTTGTTTTGTTATTGCTAATTGAGAATTTGAAAGATCTACTGAAGATATGTTAGATTCTGGAAGATTTGCATAAAGAAATCCATTTTCACTATTTCTTATTTCTGCTTTCCTAAGATTTGCTGTATAATTTCCTGTAGAAATTTCAGTTCCATTAAATACCCCACTAACACTACTAGTAGAATCAATGCCAACCGATGACAAATCTGAAGAAACGGATATAACTCTATTATATTTTAAAGTATTTCCATCTACGACACTAATTATATCATTCTCTTTAACTCCAGAGAATAATTTTCCTGGACTTGTTACGGTTGTTCCAGTGACATTAACTTCCGTAATTCCATTAGAGAATTTTTTAGTACTTAAAACTGCATCTGCAGAGAAATCTGGAAAGTTTGATAACCCTGTTTGTCTAACAGATTTTAATTGATCAATATTATTTTGTGTAAAACTTGTAATTGTCAGTGCTGTTTCAATTCCATTAACAATTAATTTTTCTCCAGTTACAAAAGTTCCTGAAGTTTGGGAAAGATTTAAACTTGAGGCAGATTGACCAAGAACAACAAAACCACTTGCTCCACTACTTTTCCCCTTTATAAAGGAAGAAGTTGGAATTTCAGTTGCCGTTACACTTCTATTAAAAGTTACATTTGTATAAGTTTGAATATCGTAAAGATATAAGTCCCATTGAGTTGCTGCATCAGAATATTCAGCATCAGTCAGGTTAAATGTATAAACTCTAGCAGCACCAATTGTACTTGCTGCACCAAGTTGATTATTTAATTCTACAATTTCATTTTCTTTTGGGGCACCACTGACATTATTAACTCTGAGTAAATGCCCCATCTCAAATGGGATATTTGTACTACTTACACTTTCAGTATCTCTTGGTTTTTCTAAATCTACAGCAGTTTCTGTATCCAAAGTAACATCATACCCATCAACATATGCTTTTCCAGGACTTACCTGCAAGCACATTAAATCATCTGATGGAATATTTCCTTGCTCTGTGGTTTCTCCTTCTAAATATAAACCATCATTGTCAATTTGATCATTTAATGAATTGAGTGCTTTAACACTAAACTCATCTACAGCATAGTGTCCGGATTCATCAAATGTTCTTTCTGCAATATAATCTCTTATTAAATTATAAACAGGTTTATTTTCAATTTTTTTAATTTTTCCTTCATCTACTCTTAAAATCTCTACAAAATTACTATCTGCATTATTAGATATTTCTTTTTTTGTAAGCGTTAGTGCTATTTTTAATCTATCTGCTCCTGGTGCCGCAAAATTAGTAAAACCACTGGCATTATCATATAAAGATGAATCATCTTTTGCATTTACAATTGTTTCAGATATTTTTAGTCCTACTCTATATGATGGAGTATTAGTATAATAGTCTAATATAAGTGTTTGCTTAGAAACTTCTACAAATGTTCCCCTAATAAAATAAACACCATTGTCAATAAATGCTGCAGAACCTGTGGATGTTGCATCTTGAGAAATTAATGATGCAAATACGGTTCCCGAATTAATTGTAGTGTTTCCATATGTAACATTCTCACTTGCAAATAACTGTTCCCCATCTTGAAATGTATCTGCTTCTGAATCGTCTCCGGATTCCCCATATTTCACATAAATTGTGACATCAGTTACTAAATCACTATCAGATGTAAGTGCAACTTCTTGAATAGATGCTGTTACTCCTGAAAGTTGACCGGTAATCTTCTTTCCAATAAAATTCTTAATATAAACAGATATATCTATTCCTAAATTAACTGCATTTAATTTTACTGCAGAAAACTGATTATCAAAAGTTACAGATCCTGGAAGAACCATAGATCCTTCTTTAAAAATATTACCACCAAAAGACTCTACTTGATTCTGTAAGATGGACTGGAGAGTTGTTAATTCTCTAGCCTGAACTGGATATCCTGGTTTAAATAAAACTTTATAAAAGTTTTTATCTCCATCAAAATCATCATAGTATGGGGTGATATTTAAGTCGGTTTTTTGTGCCATCTTTTTTTTTTAAAATTCTAGAATGATTTTGATGTCTTCTTTTTGTCTAGAGTCTCTCTTGACAATGGGTCTATTATCAATATAAATTATATCCCCTGTCTTTTTATTTATCTCCGAATTTGCAAGTCCATCCGTGAAATTAACTCCCAAATTAATCTGCTTATTATTAACAACTACAACACTACCATCTAAGTTAGTATTAATACTTGCTGTTGCTCCTAGACTCTCACTAAATTCAATAGTATTAGTAGAATCAAATGCTATTATATTTGTTGTAATGTCACTAAGTGTTTGATCTACCTTATTTCCAAAACATAATGATCTGTCTTGATAATATTTCAAAACTTTTGTATCTTTATCAAAAGATGCTACATAACCTTTTGCTCCAGTTACATTTTGAGTTATTTGTTCACCAATAATTACATCTCTAGATTCTGATAGACCAATACAAGAAAGAGATGAGAATGTATTTCCAGTAAAAGTTACTCCTGCTCCAGAAAATGTTTCAGGATTTTTTATAATTCCAACTTGAGCAAATTCAGTGTCTATTGGAAAATCTTTAGTTGAATCATCAAATCTTGCATACAATAGTACTTTATCTGTTCCCAATTCTTCATAAATGTTGTATCCGTGACCTTTTGATGGGGGAATTATAGGTATTAATTTGGCCGGATCATCAGTTGCAGGTAAATTGATAATTCCATAAGTATATCCTTTTCCACCATTTGTCACTACAACATCTGTTATAACTCCATCAGTTGTCGTAATTGAAACTTCACCTCCAGTTCCATCTCCCAAAATATCTGCAGTCTTATTTGTAAAATTGTATCCGGATCCACCATATTCAATATATACTGCTTTTATTTGGTTATTATTAGTATCAGAGTTTCCTCCTTCTCTAATAGTTTGAATACTAGAATCTGTTGTGGTCAACCAATCATTAGGAACTGTAATATACTCTGTAGAATCAAATTTAATTACGTCTGATGGAGAAATACTGAATAGATATTTCCATCTATAATTATCAGAAAATGTAACTGGTTCAACATCAGTTTGTGTTGGTTCTATTGTTGATCCTGTAACGGTGGGATTATTGCCAAAAGAACCATTATCTATACAAATATAAACTTTAAATTCACTTGTGACAATGTAATAATTTGAATCGTATAATCTTACCGTTTTGGAAACAGGTGCCTCATTTCCTTGACGATAATCATGCCTATACATGTCATAAGAGTTATTTACAATCCAATCAACTTTCCTTATAACTCTTCTAGCATTTTCTGCGGTAATTTTCTTACCAAATAAACAAGTATCTCTATAGTGTGATAAGTATTGAAAGTTATCTACGGGATTATTATTTGGACTTGTATTCCAATTATCGGTTCTTCCAAATCCAGGATTTGGAGTAGTTGGATTTGATAACCCTAAGAAAGCATAGTAAGAATTATTACTGACAGACTCTACAAAAGAACCAGCATTCAATATTCTAAATTGATCTGTTACGAATGCGGACATATTAATAGTTTTTTTATATATTTATAAGACAATTTTAGTTTTCAATTTTGGG